TGGTTTTAATAAACAATTTTATCCTAATTATATGTATTAACATATAAAATAATACTAAATAGATAATTTATATGTATTAACATATAATTAATTCGTCGACAAAAAAAGGTTATTCGTCTAATAATTGAAAATAATTAAAAATAAATTTTGCAGATAAGAAAATAGTGTGTACATTTGTATACAGATAACAATAATTAAAATAAACAATATGACAACAATTATTTCAAACTCAAAATTAAGATTAGACTTTAACGGTTCAAAAACTTATATGGTTATTGATAGCCCTGAATTATTTGAAAATGAATCTTGTGTTTTCGCTACATCTTCTTTAGTTAAAGCTAAAAATTATTTTAATAAAATATCAAAACAAAGTAATGCGATCTAATTTATTTGACATAGAATATAACGAGTTATATTGTGGTAAATACCCATGTATTATATTACAACAAGATAAAACACACGTTTTAATACAATTTGAATCAGGAATAAAAATAGCTACACCTAAAAACTCATTAGATAAAAATTATGGAAAAAAATAAACAACCACCAACAACACCATACACAATACGTGTAGATACTGAAAAGCTACAAAGTGCAAACAGTAAAACAGATGCTAAACAACTTAGATTAAGATTAGCTAAAATAATTAATAACTATTTAAACAAAGTAAAATGAACGAAGAATTAACAAAAGAGTTAAATGCGCTCCAAGAGAAGTTTAACAAAGAGATTGAAGATGTAAAAAAGAAGTATGAGAAAAAAGAAATGACTTTAGATGAGATAGCTCACGAATTAATGTACAGCAACTTTGACACCGTTAAACATAAGTTATTGAAATACAAAGAAGAAATTATTAACGCTTTAAAAAACTAACATGAACCTAATAATCCCAACCATCCTACTAATAGCCTGTATATTAATTGTACGCTATATGGTAAAAGAATCTAAACCAGTTGAAGTAATACAAGAAGTTGAACTATCAGAAGAAGATATGTTTATAATTGAAGAACAGATGAAACGTGATATGTTATTTTGTGCTAATTGGTGGAAAATACAAGGACGTTTTAATACTTCTCAATATGTTAAATACTTGGAGTATAAAGCTAGTAAGGGATAACGGTCCACAAATAACAATGGAATGTAAAGGAATAGAAGTTGGAACAGGTAAAACAGAATGGGGTGCAGTTGAAAGTGAACAATATTTTGTCATTAAACTAGGTCGTGAGGTTGGTCGTGAGGTTGGTCGGAGGAAAATGGAAAACTTATACTTTTAATAAAACATGATTTATGCTCAGGAATTGATTGAGCTAAAGAAATTATTAACTATAAAAAATAGAAACAATGTTTAAAAAAAGAAACTGGACAAAATGGGAACACGTAATTTTTGTTGAAGATTTCCGAGCAGGAATTAAAACCTTTTAAAATTTTAAGCGATGGAATTAACACAAACACAAATTGAGGCAATAAATAAAGAATGCCCATACGGACAAGGTATTTTCAGAGAGCCATTTGGAATACCAAACAACATAAAAGAATTGGTAGTTTATGCCAAATGGACATCAGGTGGCAGAGGCGGTAGTTGTTGGGATGATGAAAATACCGTAAACGAGCATTATGATTGCTACAGGCCAAGCGATGCTTTTAAGGTATTGGACATAACATTGAAAGTGTTAAGACCCGATATAACGCTTTTAGAATACAGAGAAATTGAAGCGTTAAAACAATCTAATACCGAAACTGATTACGGGTATTATGGCGATTACACGGAAGATACAATTGAATGGATTAAACTATCTGATTTATATGAAGCGGTTGATAAAATTAAGCGGGAGGAAATATGAAAAACAGCATTAAAGAGAGAGCAAAAAAAGTACCTAAAAAAATAAAATTTAAAGTAGCACTAACTGTGTGGTGGCTTAAATTACGCCAATACTTTGTTATAAAGTCGGTTTGCGAACACAATTGGAAATATAGCAATGATGGTGAAGTTAAATATTGCACAAAATGTGATGAAAGAGAATGGGCATAGCAAACTGTTTTATAACGTTATTTGGCTTTACGCAGGTGGGGCTAAATAGCACAAAACTTTCAACCTGTATAAAAGATCATTAAAAGCACGTAAGCTGGGTTTAAACGCTAACCCCCACTTGCGTAAAACCAATGTTAGCGGTTCGTTTTATTATGGAAAAGTTTAAAGAATTAGTTTCACTTTGTAAGGCAAGTGTTGAAATATCGGTTAATGACCACAAGGATTACTATGAAAGCGTTGAGCAGCATATCAACGAAGAAAATAGAGAAGATATTGATAAAGAAGTTTTTGAAGAAATGGTAAAACGAGATATTGTTGTAAAAGTTCAAGCATATCCACACACCCCAATAGGCTTCTTTGTTGTGTACCATTACGATATTGATAAGGCTGTCGATATTGCGTTAGATGCTGTCAAAAATGACCGCTAACGTTTACAGCTTGGCGCAGTTTGCGCTGGCTTGCGGGGAGGTAATTGCGCTAAGGTGCTGTTAGGTATCAGTATTTTTAAACAGAAGGGGAGAAATTAAAAACTAAAATTATGAAACAGGCTAAAATTACAGAAGTAAAAGAACATAAAGGATTTGAAAATTCAAATTTTATTACACATTATAGCAAAGAACAAATGATTGAATTTGCTATGTATTGTAGTGGACACCGAAAACACATGATTGAAAATAGATTTGAAGAATTTGAAAATAAGAATTTAATTAAACTAAGATAAAATGGAAACACAAGAAGAAAAAAAGAAAGCGTTTTTTGAAAAAGCTGAAAAGAATAAAAAAAATTTTGAGTTACATAAAGAATTAATTGCAAAACACATCGGAGGTTGGAATACAGATAAAATGCGAAATTCATCTATTGAGCATTTTTTGCAAACTGGTAAACCAAGTGGTGGTTTTTTATTAGCATTAATGCAATATGCAGAAGATTACGCTACTCACACACAGGCGGGTAGGGGTTAAAAATATTGTACCTAACGGTTTGGGGCTTTGCGAAGGCAGGGCTAAATAGTACAAATGTTCAAATTTAGCACAATGTTTAATAGTAGCACAAATGTTCAATAAACCACTAATGCCCTGCTTTTGCAAAACCCTTGTTATGGGCAGTACGGTATTTAACACGAGATTTTAAAATGGAAGTAAATAAAATATATCACGATGACTGGATGAATAACCAACTACCTGATAAATCGGTGCAGTTGATTATCGCAGACCCACCATATTACAAAGTAAAAGGAGATTTTGACTTTGTTTGGAAAACCTTTGACGATTACCTGCAAGATGTGGAACGCTGGGCATTAGAATGTAAAAGAGTTTTAGCAGACAATGGAACGCTTTATTGGTATGGAGATGCTAAAAATATTGCTTATGCTCAAATCATTTTTGATAAGCATTTTAATCTATTGAATAATTTAGTATGGTAAAATACAAACGACCATAAGCAACAAATACGATTTAATACCGATTTACGAACATTTGCACCGCTTACTGAAAGATTACTGATGTATAGCAATGAAACGTATAATTTAACGCAATGTGTTTATCATATTAGGGATTATATAAGAGCAGAAATAACAAAGGCAAAAGGTAAAATAGTATTAAAAGAAGTAAATGAGGCTTTGGGAACTGCTACAAATGGCGGTGGAGTTGCTTCGGCTTGTTTAAGTTTAGATAAAGCAGAACCAACTATGCTAACCAAAGAAATGTATGAGAAGTTGCAAAATTGGTGTTATCCTTATTTACGCAAGGAATATGAAGTGCTACGCAAGGAATATGAAGTGCTACGCAGACCGTTTAACAATGAACGATTTTATGGTGATGTGATTAGAATACCAAACTATGAAACTGGAAACCACGAACACGACACACCAAAACCTGAAAAGCTAACAAGGGAAATAATTTTAATAAGTAGCAGACCAAACGACCTTATTTTAGTTCCTTTTGCTGGAAGCGGAACAGAATGTGCAATGGCAATAAAAGAAAATAGAAACTTTATAGGATTTGAAATAAATGGAAAACACGTTAATTATGGAAACAAACGAGCTGATAATATCAAGGCACAACCGTCATTATTTTCAGTGTCGTAGTATTGCCCATAACGGGATGCGGGTTGGCGAATGTAATTTTACGGATTTTGAAAAAAACTTTATGAAACAAGAAGATTTAAGGAAGATACTTATTGAATTTGCAGAATTTTTAGAGCAATACGGAAATTTTAATATAACAGACGGCATTGAGATGTATGCTGATGAGTTTGCAAGAAGGCAAGTAAAATTATTTTGCCAACCTGCTGTTATAAAATCGGTTTGCCGTTGCAAAAAAGGTTTTAAAGAGCATGAAGTTGATAGTCGCAAATGCGATACTTGTAATAGAGATATTTATTAGGCAAACTGTTTTATAACGTTTTGCAGCTAATAAATCGGGCGGTATGCAGTTAGTCGATGTCCGCCTGTTTATTAGGTGCTGTTAGCAGTAGGTGGTACAAAATGTTGCTATGAAACTAAAAAAGTGGAAATTTGAAAACTTGCAAACACTTAAAAATAAACAAGTTATAAAAAGTAGTGGAAATTTGAAATAACCAAAATACCAAAATGACAGAAAATATGAGCATAAACAATAACGCAGAAATTAACAATTTGTTAAAGAGAATATCTATTGAAAAATTAGACGATGTAACTGTAATTATTCATAGCAAAAGTATAAGTTTTAGTTTTACACTAGCTAATGCTGTTTGCAAAGATGAGTTTAAAGATAAATACAGATACTTTGGCGGATTACAATGTAATTACGAAGTTGGAAGTGAAATGTATATTCTTTTAGAAAAGAGATTATGCTTAGTTGCCGAGAATGTTTTAACTGTGGCAACCACTTACTGCTAACTACTCGCTAAGACTAATAAATGTAACCCAAAATGAAGCAACTAACTAAAAGTAAAACAATTAGGTTTTCAGAAACTCAAATGAATAGTTTAGCTATTTTAGAAGATTACGGAGTTAATGTTAATCATTTTATCCGTTTAGCAGTTAAAGAAAAACTATCAAGAGATTGGAAACAAATTAAAGAATCTAAAAACAAATCTAAATGCCCATTTTAACATGAATTGGAATAACGCAAAACTAAACGAGATACAAGCTATTGAAGATAGCCTAATTTATTCTGCTAACTCTGGCAGTAGTAGCAAATTATTTACTACATTTATACACTCTACTTCTGAATGGATAGATAAAGAAAATACTGCTAAAGAAGTGCATATTAGCCCATATAAGATACAACTAGACAAAGATATTGACATGGTTGCTTATCATATTGAAAGTGGATTTAGAACTGATGATGCGTTTGAAGCTGCTGGTTTAAATAGACATAGCTTTTATAGTAAAATGACTGACACACATCACAATATTTTAATGGCTGCTAGAAAGAAACGTAAACATAATAGAAATTATTAATGGAAAAAGATAGTATATTTGAACTTCAAAAAATAGACTGTAATTGTAACGACTGTATATTTATGATTAGAGATTTTGAAACTAAGCAAAAGTGGGATAATACAGAATTACACGAAAACCAAAAAAATGCTAGTTTTAGAATACATTACGGTAATTGCAGCAAGCTAAATAAAGAAGTATCTTTTATTCCTAACAGTATTTCATTAAACATAGAAAAGAAATATAAACCAATAAAAACAAATAAACATGAGTAGTAACACGCAATTAAAGTACAAAGGTACTATCATTTACATCGGATCAACCGAAGTAGTAAGTGATAAATTTTCTAAACGTCAAATAGTATTATCTGACAAAACAAGCCAATATCCACAAGAGATATGTTTTGAGGTACATAAAGATAAATGTGCTATATTAGATAGCTATAATGTAGGCGAAGAAGTAGATGCTGAATTTAACTTATCAGGTCGTTTATGGAAGGATAACAAATGGTTTAATACTTTGGTTATTTGGAAAATTAACAAGGTAGGTAGTAATAACAATGTAGGTACATCTGCGCCAGTAAGTAATGATAATGCGCCTAAATTTGATAGGGAAATATCTGATAACGATTCATTGCCATTCTAAACTAACTAAAAACAATTAAAACTAAAATAAGATGAAAGTAGAAAAAAAGAAAGTAGTAAAAAAGCAAGTTTGGAAATGTGAATTAATACACTATTCTGATGGAACAGCCACATTGAATAGAACAAATGATGGATTTATGCCACTTGAATTATTAGGTCTTTGTACAAAAGCGATTCATGATATTACAGATCAAACTAAAGGCATTATAAATCCAACTACAATTAATCGCAAATTAGTTAAGCGTAAATAACATTTTAACATAATTTAACATTTATGTATTAAAACAATTAATACATTTGTGAACGCTAAGTTTGAGTTGAGGGGCTTAAACAATAATAGCAAAACTTATTAAAACGGCTGCCCTCTATCCCTCATAGTTGGCAGCCTTTTTTTATTTAACATGGAAACATTAGAAGTGCTCATAGACTTAGCTAACAAAATCGAAAAACAAATTATTGAGGAATCTAAAAAGGATTACGACCCAGTAGAAAAACTAATTAGGGCTAATGCAAAAAACGAAGTTTTAATAGAGATTTATAAATATATTAATAAAGAGAAATAATGGAATCAGAATTAAGTTATAATACTCGTGTTTACGACAAAGATCCTAAATATACTGATTGCGAAGATTGTGATGGAGTTGGTTTTAATTACGTCTATGATTCGGATATACCAGAAGATAGGCAGTTAATTAAAGAAGTTTGTAAAAGATGCGAAGGCTCAGGAGTACTAGAAATTAAATAACTAAAAACTAAACAAAATGGAAAAGACACATTGGAAAAAAAATAATGATTCAAACTTTATCTCAGGTGAAGATTTGATTAGCGGATTAAAAGGACTTAAACCAGAAATGGTAGTAGTGATTGAAAAGTTTAATGATGCTGAATCGTTTGACCAAAAGAAACAAAGTAAAATAACTGTTTCAGCTTTGTACTTAAAAGAAGTAGGAGGTGCTAGTTTATACAAGCCAGTTATATTAAACAAAACAAATGCTAAGTTTTTTGTTAAAGAAACGAACAGCGACTTTGTAGATGATTGGTTAAATAAGCCTGTTATTGTTTACGCTCAAAAAGATGCTAGACATGGACACGTTGTAAGATTTAGAAAATATGTATTCCCAGTATTACAAGCTAATACACCTGACTTTGATAAGTGTAAAACGGCTATTGAAAAAAGCGGATATACAATAGACCAAATCAGACAAAAATATCAAGTAAGTACAGAAGTAGAAAAATTATTATTAGCTAAAAATGGATAGAATATTTAAAATAAGATGCTCACAAATCGGGAAGATTATGAGTAACGCAAAGGTAAAAGGTGAACTATCTCAAACTTGTAAAACATATTTACACGAATGGTATGCCAATGATAATGAGCAAATCAACTCTAAATACATGGACAAAGGCATTGAAGTTGAAAATGATTTGATTAACTTTATGGCAGACGTTCTAGGTTATGGAATGGCAGATAAAAATACTGTTCGATTACATGAAGAATGGATAGAAGGTGAATGTGATGTTAATTTACCTGATTGTATTGTGGACGTTAAAGCTAGTTGGAATAAAACAACCTTACATAAGCAAGTTTTAGAAGGTTTAGATAAAGATTATGAATGGCAGTTAAAAGGATATTGTTGCCTTTATCAAAAACCAAAGGGAATATTATTTTTTGGGTTAATGAATACACCAGAAACTGACTACTCAAATGAGGTTATATTTGAAGATTTGCCGCCTAATGAACGTTGGATAGCTTATGAAGTAATACCAACCGAAGAAGATTATAATGCTATTAAAGAGCGTGTAATTAAGTGCAGAGAGTATTTAGAAGAATATGATAAACTAATTAAAAATAAACTAGGTAAAATTGTATCATAAGCATAGTGATAACTTAAATAAGTTTATATTTGAAAATACAACTAATAAATAAAGACATGGAAAAGACACCGCAAGAAACACTACAAGTAAACGATAAAAAATAGAAATGATGAGTAAAGATGAAGCAATAGAACAAATGAAGTTAGGACACAAACTAACACATAGACATTTTACCAATGATGAATGGATAAAAACAAATCAAAAAGGCGAAGTTTATATTTTTGAGGATGGCGTTGAATGGCCTAAATATGAATTTTGGCTTTGGAGAACTGACAAAAGTTGGGAATCTGATTGGGAACTATATAAATCATAATATTAACCACCCCTAAAACAAACTGATATGAAACTAATAAAAGACTTCTTAACCTATACGGTAGGCATAACAATAGTAGCTGTATTTGCTATGTCAGTATTATTTGTAATGTGGATTAAAGATAAATTTTGTAACAAGTGTAAAATAAACTAAATTAGCGAGATGAAAGTAATATTCAGAATAATTGTATTGCCAGTATTTATAGCATTTATATTAATATCTTTAATTCGAGATACGATAGGATTAAGCATTAGCTTTTTAAGATATGGAGGCGAATTAGTGGCATTTAAAAAAGATTCAAAAGAAACAATAAGAGGTTTATTTAACCTTGTTGAAAATAATAATAATATTAATAACTAACATGAAAACACTAACATTTAAAACGATCCTGCCTTACTTAGTAATGGCTTTATTAATAATCCTAGCATCTTTATTTCTAAAAGATTGCAGAGGCGGTGAACCTAAATTAACACTAATAGATAATAAAGATAGCCTTTATAATCTGATAGCTGAAAAGGAGCAAATTAACGAGGTTATTTTAGAAAGTAATAAAGAGTTAAGGCATCAATTAGATAGTGCAACACACGTTAAACCTAGAGTTATTATACGCTATAAAACGGTTTATGATAGTTTACTTATTACTGACACGCTTTGCATCCAATCTTTAACAACCCTTAACAATGAATGTGCTAAAAAAGATAGTGTTAATGAATACATTATATCTAACCAATCCAATCAAATAGCTAACCTTATTACAGTTAACAATAACCTAAATGATATTATAGACATACAACGTTATAGAATCGGTACGGATAGCATTAATGAGGTTACTTTAAAGCAAACTATTAAAGATGAGATTAAGAACGGTAAACGTAAGTATCGTAAGGGATTGTTACAAGGTGGGGCTGTTGGTTTGGGTGTAGGAGTATTAGGAACTTTATTATTGGTTAAGTAATGAGAGAAATAATAGAAACATTAGTAGCTATACTTTATTGTATATTAGTAATAGCTTGGTTCTGCTTTTTAATATACATTCCATTTCACTTTATAATTAAGTATTGGTAAAAAAAACCCCTGAGTAAATCGGGGGTTTCTTTTTTTTGCTTCCCATAGCTAAGTTACGCTTACACAAATATACTAAACATTCTCTTTAGTTGTATCTTCTTTAAAGAAATTAGTTAAAAATTTACCTACTACGCCCAATATAAAGGCTGTACCGATAATTACTTTTAATTCTTTAGCATCAAATATTTGGATTAATCTATCATATTCAATTAGCCCTCCAGCCGTTACGAATACAGCAACAGCTAATATAGCATCACCTAATTGCCTCCACTTCTTAGGAGTTGGTTTGTAGTAGTTTTTTATCATTTTTTCTGTTTATTTAGTTATTTCAATTATTATTTTTTGTCCATTAACTTTGCTTTTAGTAAATATTTCGCCAAATTCCTTACTTCCAGACTTGCCTTTTTTGTGAATAGTTACCAATTTTTGAGCCGTAATACTATCCATTGTTAAGTGATTTAGTACAATGTAAAATAACCTTTCAAATGCTTGAGTTGATCCAGTTACATAATCTTTTGTTTCTTTAGTCCCAGTTAAAGGACATCCTAAAGTGTCAGATTTATCGTTTCCTTTATGTATTCTAATTCCTTTAAATCCTTTAGTGTTTAATAATAATGGTAACCAAATTCCAAAAGCACCAGATAAAGTAACTACAACCTCATAGACACCATAAGGAATACAAGTTTCGCCATATACTTTTAGCTTTTCAATTTCTTTAATATCCATTGTATCTTTTAAATCTCTATCCTTATCTTCTAAGAATATACATATTTTTTCAGTACCTATTGATACATCTGAAATAGTTGAATCATCTGTAAATTTTCTACGCTTTTGGCTTATCTCTAATACATTGCTCATTATTGAAATACGTGGTTTTCTAATCTGGTAACTCTTTTTTCAGTTTCATCGTGCTTAGTTGCAACTTCTTTAACCGCTACTTTAATTTCGTTTAAATCTTTGCCCATACTCATTAGTGCTTTTACTCCTAAAGCCCCTATGAATCCTAATATTGAAAACATTGTAAATGCTGCCCATATTAAAAAATGCGTTTCGTTTGGTGATAGTATCATAGTGTTATCTCGTTAAACTTAAATGCCATAATCCTCCAGAACATTTAATTTATTTACCGTTATAAACTCATCACTATTTTTATAAGTAACTCCATTTATATCCATTTTATCAAACTCAATTAACTTAATACCAATTCCATCTATATTAATATGGCTTTGATTTTCATTAATCACTTGAACCCAAACTACTTGTTTTAAATCTATTTCCATTTTAAATTTTAGTTACTATAATTCCACTTGACACAAAACTATTTCCAACGGCTGCTAATGAAAACGCATGAATAATATATTGATCTACTGTCCAATTAATGTTTAAATCCGCTTTATCATTTGCTGCAACTGCTGGATTATCACTACTTAAAGAACCAGATACATCATAAGTTTCTGAAACTGTTGAGGATTTAATAAATAAGTTACGCTCCATGCTGTAGAACCTAGATGCAGCACCTTGTGTTCCAACTAAAGTCGCCCCTGACAAACTAGCACTTGTATTAATATATATATAATTTGTGCCTGTTCCCGTTGCTGTACTTCTAATACCTCTATGTATAATCTGGCAAACATCGCCCGTTGTAAATGTATTAGCAGGAATCAAAATTGACCTAACTAAAGTTATTGCAGTTGTTCCAGTCAATGCTGAACTTGTTGCTATATCTTTTGCAATTACACCAACTTTAGTATTTAATTGCGTTTGATACAAGGCATCAAAATAAGTCTTTAAAGTAGCTTTAATATTAGCCCAAGTTAATGACCTTAAAGTAGATGCCGCTGTTTCAAATATTGTTGTTTTATCAGTATCTAATGGAGTTGTATAATTAGTGTAGGTATTGGCATCGTCTATCATAGCCATTGTGCCTGCCTTATCAGGAAAAATATAATTTCTTGATGCTGAATTAATGTTTCTTAGAATAGACTTTATTGTAGGTGAACTTTGAGCAGGAAACAAAATCCTATTCGAGCCATCTAATTCTACATATCCATTAGCTTGACCTTTATTGTTTTGTGTTTCGATAGTTTCACCCGCTATTGTTGTCTGCTCTAATACTATTGGATTTAAAGGGTCTGTATTATCTACGTTTGTACCTGTTACTGTTTCAACAGCTCCACCGCCACCGCTACCTAAGAATGGTAATGTAGCTAAATCAGTTACACCATCTGTAAATTTATAGCGTCCGTCTGTATGGAATATTTGAATATTAGCAGGATAAACTACCGCTGCGTTTGTTGTAAAAAAGGCATTATCATTGCCTTGCATTTTTATTTCTGCGTTTACTAAAGCCATTAGTTTATAATATCTTGTGTTATTGTCGTTGCTGTGTTTCCTATTACTTGTTGTATTCCACTCAATACAGTTACCACGTATTCGCCACTTGTATTAAACGTTTCTATTACATTACCATCTTGATCCTTAATCTCTACTACAAAATTACCAGCAGGTAAATTACCACCTACATAAATATAGTTAGCATCTAAAATATTACCTGAGTTAATTGGTAATATACAAGAATCATTACCTATTGGTGTGCTTATGGTTAAATCAAAATAAGAACTAGCAACATCATCATCATTTCTTGATGTATCAGATGTTACATTTATATTCATATCAACTTTAAAAGAACCCACTAACCCACTATTAGAAACTTGTCGCATATATAATGGAACGTCCCAACAAATGCGCTCAGTATCACTTAAAACATGGTTTAAATTACTTTTATCCTTTTGTACTAAATCAGATATTATGATTAAATAAGTTCTACTAATAACACCATTTTCAATACTTTGATTTTGGATAATAGCATTCATAAAAGGATAAACAATTTCAACATCAGTATCGGCTTCTGCTTCATTACCAAAGTAAAAGGAGTTTAACGCTTTATGTTTAACAGTAAACTGTTTTAATAATTCAATATCCTGATTAAGTGTTAACATTAATTGTTATCTAAAAAATTAGTTCTTCTGTAAATCTCATCAAATGATTCAATACCATTATCTCTTATATAAATACCGTTTATATAGTTCTTTCTACTAGCATTCATGCCTTGATTAGTGTATTCTAAGTATTTAGGGAATAGTGTAGTATTAGCCACTAAGTAATCAATTAATAGTTTACCGTATGCTTTAGCTTTTAAAGTCCATTCATCTTTTAATAATTGCACATCGTTTGTGTCTGCTGCATTTGAATTATTAGAATCTTTAACCTGTATTCCTTTATTTTGATATGCAAATTTAAAAGAGTAACTAGATTCAGCCTTAATATACCATGCTAAACATTTAGCAATATAATTATCTATTAATAGTTTTTCGTTTGCATAAGATGATAAAGATGGATTAGCAGTTATTTTAGTTTTTAAATCTTCATATAATGGAGTCCCAAGTAATGATTGAATATAAATATCTTGCACCATTATAATAGTACTTTCAATTTTCTTAAAGTCAACATTACCATCAACACCAGTTAACTTTTTAAAGTAATCTTCTTGTATAAATAAAACGTCTGCCATTATTTCTTCTTTCTTCTTTTAGTAATTGCCATCCATAAATGTCTGCAATCAGGGTCTATAATTCCAGTATCAGGATTAGTATAATACCCGCCCCTGTAATCCCAAACATTAGTTCCTAAATCATTTTCCATATTATCCAATTTTTCAAAAGTCCAATGTTTATTTTTTACCGTACTTAAAAACATTAAATCTGAACAATATTTTCTTGACTTTCCGCCTGGCAATAAAGCAGGTTTTTCATCATTAACCGCATATTTATAAACGGTGTAAATTTCATCACTAATAACAGGCTCTGTTTTTTTATCCAATGCTTTTTGAGTTGGTTTAAAACCTTCAACTGTATTATCTAAAAAACCATTCTTTGTTAATCTAGCTATACTTTCTTCAATCTTCGCAAAGTCAGTTTGTGTTAACTTAACTAATTCATCAATAGTAATAGTTGGATTGCCTTTTAAAGCATTTAAAACAGCGTTATCTAGTTCTTCTACTCTAATTACTAAAGCGTCTGCAAACTTCATTATTTGACGCTCATATTTTAAAGCATCTTTTGAATTATGAATATGTGCAGCTTCAACTAAAATAACATCATCATCATTATCATCTTCTGCACACGCTTCTAATGCCATTAATACTTTATCTACTTGACTAGACATTTTAACTTCTGTTTCGGTATTTATACCGAGCATTTTTTTAGCTTCGTTCGTTGGCAAACCATAAGCAGTTAAACGTGCAATAGCTAAATGTTCATTCATTCCATTTTTACCTGCTTGAAAATCTCTAATGATACGTTGCATATCTCTATTTTCACTAGCAGATAACCCCTTTAAATTATCATTTACTTCATTAGCTTGTACTGGCAAAGGCTCGCCATTTACATCTACTGCAACTGGTTTTAATGGTTCATATCCCTTTAATTTTCTTCTTTCATCCTGTGTTAAATCAACATCATTAGATAAATCCGCACCAATTAAACTAATAGGCTCAAAAATCATTTCTAAATACTCACCAGTTTTGATAAATGCTAAATATGATAAAAACTCTAATAAATCATTTTGTCTAGGCTCAATATATCCTTTAACAAATAACTCTTGTAAGGTTAATAAATCAGGGCTACTACTTAAAAATGAATCATCAAACTTTATATTAAATAATTCACTAGCCATTTCATGACCTGCAAATATTTTCTTTTGCGCTCTTTTAGCTGTGTAAGTAAAACGCTCCGCCATATCAGTAGGTGTAACATCTACTAACTCTGGGGCTTTATCTTCTCTATCAGAGTGAACAATCATAACAGCTTCGCCATCTTCACCTGTGTAAGTTCCTTTAAAACCTCTTTCAATAACGTCAACCATTTTAGAGTCTGGAGTACCATTAAAGAAGTTTAAAATTTTACCCATTGATAACCCATTATTTACCATTGTGCTGTTAGCTACACTTATTGCAATATCTGTATTAATATCATCTACAATAGATTGATATTGTGCAGTAGGATAAATACTAGATAACTTATTTGCCGTTGCTGAATAGTATTTAAAATCAATAAAATAAGTACCTATTTGAATATCCTTATCACTCCATTTATCAATCTCTTTTATTTCTCTTTCGTGCTGGCTTTTTTTCCAGTCTTTACAAAAATATAATTTTTCTCCACATTCAGATAATCTACAATTAGCAGAATTTAAAAAATACATTTCAATCGGTTCACCTTTTAAATTAGTTATAACCTCAATAAACTGACCGTTAAATATTTCTGTATTCTCACTTATTTTTTTACCTACTTGATTTAAAGTTTCTTTTTTATTGAAATTATCAATAAACGTTTTAACCTTAATCTCATCTGCTTTGTTTTTAGCCTTTAACCCTTTACCCCAAATATAACGAGCCTTACGTTTTATAATTGCTCTATGTTCTGGATGTTCTTCGTATAATCTAATTAACTCTTGTGGATATAAGTTATTCTTACCGTACTTCACAAAGCCTTTATTATCAACTGTAAATGATAATTTAGGCATAGCCTTTAAATTAAGTAACTTTTTATTTTCTATTAAATTAATACTAGCCATTATAAACTATTGTTGTTGTTTGGTTTCCGTTGTATTTAGGTAGTGCGCTTGTTGTTTCTGGGACATTTAACTTACCTGTTTCGATTAAATTAGCTGCTAAAGTTGGATCTAAATTAGTAGTGCTTGTTTGCTCATAAATATTATAAGTATAAAAACCAGCTAACTCTAATTCAAAAGTGCCATTTAGTAAATCTTCTGTTGTATCTTCAATTAAATTAAACTCATTAAATCTAATTTTATTGGGACTTATATCATCAGCAATAAAGCATTTAACATCACTACTAGCATCATTTATTACTTCAAATAAGTAAACCACATCTTCTAATGTAGTCTTTTCTGCTAGTGTTAAAATAACATTATTTGTACTATTTTTATTTATCAATATCACTTATATATAATAAAAAAAAAATAGTTTTTTACAAATAAAAAAAGCAACCTTACAGGGTTGCCTTTAATATTTTTGTAATTAATTTAACTAAACAGTTAATAAACCTGCTAAGATAGTTGGGTCTACTTTTTTAGCTGCTGCTGTTGCTCTACCTTTAACAGTTAGGTTAGTTCCAATGAAATCGCCTAAAGCAGTTCCAGATTCAAATTTAGAATCTATACCAGTAGTACCAAATTCACGTCCTAGCATCCAAGCATCGCCATTTTGCATTACTGCAATTAACACACATTTATTTTTTAAAATCAAAGTAATTTCTTCTTGATCTAAAGTATTTAATTGGTGCATTTTAATAATAGCTTCAAAGTCAAAAGCGTGCGAACCATTAGGCTGACTTGATGTACCTGTGTAACTCCAGGAACCTTGCTCAATCTCTTGTGCAATAGTTTTAAATGCTACCGTTTTAGTAATAGCAGAAACAACATTAGCTGTTAATGTAGCTGCTGTCATATTGCTAAATGGTGTAATATACCAACTAACAACACCTGCTGGTGTTAAGCAGTCTTTTAATGCGTAATTTTGTGTAAGTGGACAAGCCATGTTTATTTATTTTAAATATTAATATTAAAGAGGGGCTAACTTAATAACCCCTCTCAATTTTTATCCTCCGTATAATACTCCGTTTGTTGCAGTTGCAATGTGAGCATGAATACAGTAAATAGAGCGGATGAATCTTAAATCTCCATCGTTTGCTACTTTACCAATCTCAACACGATTAATGTCGTCTAACATATCTGTATTCCACATTACTTTAGATTTTTGGTGAGCGTATGCCCAAGTATCTTTTGGTACTGGTACAAATAATAACTCTACGTTATTGTAGTAGAAACGAGCATCAGCTCCAGTTCCTTCGATTAAGAAGTTAACTTGTTGAGCTGCACCTACTGTATTGTTAGCATTATAGATTAATTGTTTCCAAGCACGTGGACAGTAAATAACAACTGGATCAGCATCATTTTCTAATGCTACTGCTGGAATTGCAGCGTAAATTTTTCCAACCTCTTGGGCGCAATTACTAGCAGTTACAGTTGTTCCAGTTACTTTAATATAACCACCAATTGCACCGTTATCATAAAATGCTTTAGAGAAGATACCATCTACTAAACCAGCAGTTAAAGTACCAAAAGCAGTTTGAGCAGCAGCAGTAATAGAACCTTGTGCAGCATTTGGAGTTAAAGCAGCGACAGCCGTTTTAGTTGCAGCAGTTACACCACCCCAGAAAATAGTTTCAGCATCTTGAGATACTAATGGAGCGTATTTACTTAATACTTTAGAAGCAAACTCATTAGATTCAATTTCCCAAGCACCTTTTTTCATGTCTAAGTTGAAACGTGTAGAACGTAAAGTCTCATCTAAGAAAGTTTGCTTGTACTCTAATTTAGTTAAAGTTACTGCTCTATCAGTTAAAGTGATTGAACCACTAGAAGATAATGCAGAACCTGTGTAAGCTTGCGCTGTCACAGAAACAACCTCATCAGTTAAAATTGTACCTGCTTTAATGTTATCATTAAACGTTACATAACCCTTGTTAATTGTTTTGTTTTCGAAATAAAGTTGCTCAATTACAGGTACTAAGTTAGGACCATTAAGCGTTACTGGATTTGTGTATGAAATTGCCATGTTTGTTTGTTTTTATTTTTAGTTTTTAATATTTTACTTCTCCGTATTTTTCTAATTGGTATTTTTGGTAAGCGTTTAATTTAGATAGATCAACTTCTTTTTTAGCTGGTTTTTGAGATTCTAAACTAATAGAAACAGCAGCCGTGTTAAACTCATCAATAGCACTTAAAGCTACTGCTAAACCATTTTTTGTTTCTGATAACTGAGCTTCTAAAGTTGTTTTAGCTGCTAAAGTTTCTTGATACATTTTCTCAACTGAATCTAAACGTTCTGATAATTTAGATAACATCGTTTTCATTTCTGATTCTGACGCTTCTGGTTGCTCATCTGCTTCTTTAGGTTTAATTTCTGTAATGATACCAGCAGCACAAATAACTTTTTGACCGTCTGCTAATTCAAATTCACCCTCAGCAGGAACAGCAACACCATCCGCACCAGTAAATGTAGCCATTGCGCCTACTTCCATTTTATCAACTGATAACATAGTGCCATCAACTAATGAAACATCTTCTAATTTAACTGCTGGAGTAGTTGGCTCAACTTTAGTAGCTGGTAAATCAATACCTAATTTCGCTATAAATGCTTTAACCGCATCTTTTGATTTTTGACTTAATTCCATTTTTATTTATAGTTTGTTTTCTTTATATAATAAAAAAATATTTCATTTTTACAATTTATTTTTGTATAAGGTCTGATATAATTGCCTCAACTTGATTTTCATCTAATTCTATTTCTTTTTCTAAATCAAAAAAGCCCTCCAATGATATACCTCTTACCTTACCAGCCTTAGCCTCGTTCCATATCATATCATTGTTAATTTTCATTGAACAGTAAATAGTGCCGTCTGGTAAATGCTCAAATCCTTTAGGAGATGTAATACCACGAGATTCATCGCTAATAAATATCTCAAATACAAAAACCCCTTTAGTTAAGTCTTGTGTGTCATGTGTTAACTTAACTTTCTTTTGGTTACCATCACTCATGTACTTTTGCAATACTTTCATATTAGTATCTTTTTTATACACTACATAAAATTCCTCGTTTTCTATTTTACGATAGATAGGTAAATCAGCAATAATAACAGGAGCTGTAATAATACGCTGTTCTTCATTTAATGCCATTTTAAATTCAACTCGTTTATGTTCATCAAACATTAACCATTCAGTCAACATAGCTGGTGCGTCTACTAAAGCTATGTTTTGGATGCCTTGTTGTTTTAATTCTAATCCTGCTAAATCTTCATTAATTGTAGCGTAATAAATTGGTAGTTTCTTTTCCATAATTTTAAAATGTTGATTGTTTTTCTAATGTGTCTACTCTATCTGTTTTTTTTGTAATCTCATCAACTCCAATAGTTGCTGTTATTTTCATAGGTTGATTGTTTTCACTTCCTATTCTTTTACCATTACTATCAAATTGTGTAGATTGGTTTAAATTATTTTGTTGGGTGCTAATAGTTGGTGGTGCTGGGATTGATGGGGTTGAAGTACTTGGAGCTTCACCGCCACCAGAACCGCCACTTGATTGAAATTTAGTGGCAGCAATTTTAGCAATATTAGTAGCTGCTGTAATTGATGCAAAGGCTAATGATGCGATACCAACTGGATTAGGAACTACACCTACTGCAATAGGCGATTGAGCTAATGAAGCATTAATAGACTTAAACCCATCAATAACAGCTAAACCAAGTTGCAAACCTTTGTTTATATTAAATTGTTTACGTGCTAAATCTTCTTCTTCTTTACTGCCTTTTTTAGCTTTTTGAGATTTAAACATAAAGAATAAATCTGTTAAACCTTGAACGGATCTAATCCCATCAGTAGCTAATTGAACTTTTTGAGCTTCTAATGCTTTAGCATCTGCTAAGTCCTGTGCATCCTGCGCTCTCTTTTTATCCCTTGCTGCTTTATACCTAGCATCTTTAGCGTCTTGAACTTCAATATCTAATAGCTTTTTATTCTCGTATGCTAGTCTTTCATCTTCTAATTCTTTTTTTAACCTATCTTCTTCACGTTTAATATTAGCATCAATATCCGCTTTAACTTGTTGCTCTCTTAAAAATTTAGCATCAGCAGCTTCTTTATCTAACTTCTTTTTTTCTTCTAAATGTTTTTTATAATCTTCTAATTGTTTTTTATTTTCTCCAATTTCTAAAACAGTTTGCTGTGTTTTAGCGTTTTTAATATTCTCTAAAGAAGCTGTTAATTGTTTCTTTTGCTCATCGTTTAATTGCCCTCCAGCCTTAACATAGTTAATTATTCCATCAACATAAAGTTTATTAGTTTTAATAATAGCCTCTTGTTTTAAATTCTCATAAGCTATTGTACTTTCTCCATTTGCCTTAGTAACTGCAATTAATCTATCTAAACGTCCTGTTTGTTCGGACAGTAAACCGTTCATTGATTCTTTAACCCCATCTAATTCACTAGACATTTTACGAAGCTCTGGATTGATGCCTTGTATAACATCACCAAAATCTAATAAAGCATCTTTAATTCCACCAATAACATCACCTACAAATCGTAAAGCCTTTGCTAGTAATCCGCTACCTTTACTTAACTCATCAAAGTTTTCTACTAAGTAAGTAACTGCCTGTACTATTAACCCAATACCAACGGCAGCTAAAGCAGACTTCATAGCTACTAATCCTACTTTTACTTTATCAAAATCTAAGTTTCTTAAACCCTCACCTAATTGATTAAACCCTTCACTTGCTCTTTCAACTCCGCTACCCTTTAAAGATTTAGTACTATCGTTTAAATCATCTACTTTGTCTTTTAAAGCTGATACTTTTTGAGTAGCTTTTTGATACTCTTTAGAAGATTCGCCATAAACAGAAGCAGCTTTAATTTGCTCGTCTTTAGCTGCCTTAATAGCAGCTTTTAAATCTTTAAAAGATTCTATACTTTCTTCTGAGCCTTTAACCTCAATCTCTAAAGGTATTTTATTTTCTTCTGCCATCGTTAAATGCTTTAATTAATTCTTCGTTTCCTGTTTTTGAGATAGTAATACATAAATCAATACTTCTTAACCCATCAATTAATAATTGACAAGGCTCGTTATCCATAAATGATTCTATTGTTTCAATTTTTTCTATCATAATTATTTTATTTCTGTGATTACGAAATTCATATCCGTAACCGTTATATTATTTGCTCCACTTGTATTTGCTGCGTGTATTTCTAAATAGTCATTTTGTTTGTGAGTAACTACACAATTAAAAGAAACGTTTTCTGCACGTCCAGAACCGTTAGCTGTCGATTTTGTTTTACTTGGTGTTCTAACAGTAGCTAAAACACTATCATAAAAACCAAACTGACAAACATTATTACTTCCACTTGTAAATGATAAATTGCATTGTATTAAAAATTTTCTAGGTATAACGGCATCATTTGTAAGTCTATTATTTGAATGTAAATACTTTTGATTATCAGAACTTGCGGTTGTTGTCCCTAATACTTTGTAAAATACATTTGCACTTGCCACAGTTGTAGCGGTAGCGTTATTTTGCATATATAATTGACCGTTTACATTAGTATTTGTAATGCCTACGCATAGTGTAAATAAAGCCTTGTTGCTTGTATTGGTAACTCCAGTTAAATAAGTGCCACCACCACTAAAATTAACGGTATCTAAAATATAACGCTCATCAGATATAGTTGCGCTTGCATTAACGTTAATTCCAGTTTCTCCACTTAAACAAACAAATGAACTATAAATAATTCTAAAACGTCTAGTAATAGTTGATGTAGCTGGTAAAATTATTGAAGTGCCACTTGTACGATTATCAAATAAAGTATTTCCAAAAGCAATAGTACCAAATGAACCATCAAATGTTAAGCCTTGTGAATTTAAAAAAGCACTATCATTCATTACAAAGTTGTTATAATTCTTAATAGTACCAACGGTTGCACAATCAGTAAAATTAACACCAAACCAATCTAATGCTTGATTTGCATTTGCGGTAGCATCTAAATTTAAAGCTGTGCCATGTTCAATAGTAATATTACGCATAGGTAAAGACCACGCACTAGATATTAAAGCAGTTGCTGCACTTAATCCTGTACTTTTTAAACGGCAATTTTCAGATGAACCGCCTATAATAGTAGTGTTTGATGAACCTACTAATCTACTTCCAACTAAATCGATTGTGCTACAAATAAAATAAGTAACATTTGATTCAAGAGTTATCACGCTAGTAATAGCAGCAGGAAAGTCATCAATAGAATTGATAAACTGAATATCTTTATTTGGGTGTTTAAGATTCGACATATTTTATATTATATTCCAATTAGTACCATCCCATTGCAAAGTAATAGAATCGTATTGTGTGTATATTGTATAAGTAGCAGCACCATCTATTAAAGTCCCATCACCATCAACTGTTACTGTATTTCCAGAGCTATCAATCTTTTTAATGGTTACTATTTTTCCTAACTCAATACTTACACCATTAACAGTTACAGTACTAAACATGAAATCAGGAAAAGCAATAGATAAATCAACTGTTACATTTGCAGCGGTAGCATCAACTAATAAAAGCCCATCAATGTAAGTTAAGTTGTAATCTGCTGTAATAGTCTTAACTGCGCTATATTGTTGGTTAATTGACGGAATAACAGAGCCATTAATAATTGATAAGTTATTAGTATTATCGCCTAATTCTACATTATCACCTAGTATAAAGTTATTGCTACAAGTTTCTGGTATTATAATGTTATCACCTACTGCAATACTATTAGTACCTTGATTCTGTATGTTAGTACCTAAATTTAAACCACTATTTAACCTTGCTGATTCAATACCATTCCCAGCATTTACAGTAGTTGAACTGCTAATTAAATATGAAGTAGGACTAAATACATTTGATTCTAATAACTTAATTAACTCAACTTCTGTGCTATCTTCTTGTAATGGGTTGTAGTTATTAATTTTGTTTACAATCCAATAAGCATTATCAATAAATAATCTATTTCTAAATGAGAAGTTGTAAATATCTCTTGGACTTAACCAAAGATGTTTAATAACAAATTTACCATCTCTATTTATTAAGTTGTTTAAATATGCTTTATGAAATCTATTATAATTATTATTATTAGTAAAGTAAGTGCCTATAAAATTATAATACACTTCTTTAGGAGTGCCAAAGTTTAAATCAATAGTAGGGTTGAATGGGTCGTCTGTATGTCCAGCGTATAAATAATCATTAGTAACTAAATCACTTAATCCTATTTGTTTGTAAGTATATGGATTAGTAGTTTGTTTAACACCACCACAAATTAACCACCTTACATTAGGAACTATTGACTTTTTAGTTAAACCCTCTTCTACATAAATACGAGGGTGTGCAATACCTAAACCATAATTAGCAGCGTTTGGAGTTGCAGAGAATACTAACTCAGTTGTTTTAGTTTCTTTAATAAAATCATTCTCAACGTCTATAATCTCAGTACCGAACACTTCGCCATAAGAAGATTTGTAAAGCTCGTTAAACTTATCGCTATCACTTTTGTAAGTATAAATATATCTTTTACCCTCTAATAAATTAGGGTTAATTGATTGCTTTTTAGATAAGTCTGTTCTATTGCCGTAGTCTATTGGGTCGGTAGTATTATAAAATTCATCATAAGATTCAATAATTAAGTTGTTTGAATCGTTAGGGTCTAAATCAATAAACAAGTTTAACCCTTGTATAATGGATTTTAATAAATCTTTTTGTTTTAACTTTTGTGGTAAGGCATTATTTACTTCAATAGTATTACCCTCTACTAAAGTTTTTTGAGTAGCTAATCCATAAAAAGCTGTTCCAGTTGTACCACTAACTAACTCAATAGTATAAGTTGGTGTTCCAGTTGTTACTAATACATTTCCAGCTGTGTAAAATAATGGTAAGCTACTTGAACTAGCGGATAAAGCAGCACGAGTTTTAAATTGTTCGCCAGCGTTTAAAAACACTTCACCAGTTGCAACTTCATTAGTAATAGTTTGAAACGTATTAACATTTATTGTTGTAGGTGAAAAGAAATTGTTAACTGCCAATGAAGATAATGGACTTTGTTTATCAATAGCGTTATAAATACGCATACCGTTAAAATCAGCATATGCAACTGTAGCATCTGAATGGGTAAACTTTATTCTAAATACAACCTTTGAAACTAGGTTATAATATCCACTTTCATTTAGTGTTACTATTCCAGTAGTAGTATTGTTTTGATTTCCAACGTCAAAAAATGGCGAACTTTCTCTATCATGAATAACAGTATAAGGATTGGCGTTACCTACACTATTAGATATTTGTGTAAAGTTAGCAGTTAAACCAGCATAAAACTGTCTATTGCTTAACTGAGTAGAAGATAAAACAATCTTATCAATATTAGGATAAAGTATTTGATTCTTAAATTCAGTTGCAGTTAAAATAGTGCTTGTATAAGTTCTTCCAGTATTCTCAATTATCTTTTTAACGTACTCGTGTAAAGAAAAACAAGGTATAAAGTTAGATACATTCCAAACCGTATCGGAACCGCCATTAGTTCCATTATCAATAAACGGATATAAAACACTTAAACCACTACCTACATTGCCACGTGTTAATATTTGTGTGGCTCTATCGTATGTGTGATTATATGCGCTGAAATCTAAATCGTCTGCACTATCTGTGTTACCTGTTACAAACTTATCCCCAATATCAACAAACAACGAACCGCCATCCCCTAATATTGAACATTCATATTCAATGCTTTTATCAGTATTGATATTAACCCCTATTAATTGTAAATCACCTTTAAAGTTTTCTAATCCATCAACAATATATTTAACAGGTGTTTTTAAGTTCTTATTAAAGTTTTGAGTAGCTACATTAAAACTAAATATGTTTTCAAATAACTTATTAATCTCATTAGTACCTAACAATTTAATAGTTAAACTTCTACTGCCTTTGCGCTGGTCTGGGTTTCTTACGTCTGCTAATTGATAAGTTATGTAAATAGGATTCTCAGCCGTTATAGGATAAGAAGTGAAAGCATCACTACCATTTTTACCACTTATTAATAATCTCGTTAATATTGCCATTATAAACCTCTTTGTCTAGTTTCTGTTATTCCTAAATCAACTGTAATCGTATAGTTAAATAATGGATCTAATGATTCTGTTTTTTCTTCATAGTTCAATGTAATATCATCACATGATTTTAATGTAGTGCCATCCCATAAGTATTTTATAGGACTAGCCCACAAGTCTAATAATAGTGTGCTTTGTTCTTTAGTAATCCAATTAGTATTTAACACTAAATTAGATTCAATAGCAGTGCTTACAATATGATTTTCTCTATCATAAGTATTAGAACCATAAGCTCCAGTAGTAGTATTTAAAACGTCCTTATCTAATTTAACTTTGTTTACTTTCTTAGTGTAGTTTTTAGTAGATAGCATTTCAAAGTGCTTGTATTGAATAGCTCCAAATCTATCAAGGTAGTAAAGTGAGTAATCAGTAAACTTGGTACAAACATCAGTTAATGTTAATGTAAATCTTTTAATCAATCCACTAGCACCACTAAAATCAATCCTAACAGTATCATCAACTTGTGCCCCTGATAATCCACCAACGTTTAAAGCGTACATTTCACGAGCTGCTAATGGAGTTGGAATAGATGAACTAAATCCCCCTACTGTACTTCCGCCACGTCTTAACTCAACTACTACACCAGTTACAGGGTCAGTATCACCATTAAAAAAATGAAGCCATACATCTTGCGTTAATGTTACAACCGAATCTACTTCATTAATTCCCTCTTTGCCTAATAAATATTTGTTTACATTTTCGCCAAATAGATAATCTTCAAAATCATAGTTTCTAAATTCATCATCATTTAAACAAGCATCAAAAGCAATATAACCTACATTAGACGGAGTATGTTCAACTCCCGAATAATATTCAGTAATATCTATTGATACTTCTGCTACCTTATCAGTAGCAATAACAACCCCAGTATCATTAGGATTAAAGTAATGCTGTATGTAATTTTTAACCCAATTTTGAGCATCAAACACTAACCACCCATCTGGATTCTGTAATATTTCTTCTCTGTATGTGTTTACCGTATCGCCATTAACTAACACCTCAACAATATATTTAAAATCAGTTTGAGCAATCTCATCTGATAAAGCCGTTATGATTTGTTTATTATACGCTGGTGTTAATTCCTGCGGTTGTTTATATATTGTTAATGCCATTACTTCTTAATTTCTTTTCTTATTTCAATAGTAAATTCTGTCTTTACTAATTCTGCTAAATCATTTCTAAGTTTATCAACTCTGCCATCATTTAAAACCTCATCAAAAAAGTGAGTAGGCTCTAATGCTTTTTTCTTTAATGAACGAGCAACTAAAAACCCTGCTGCTTTCTTTGCCCTATCAAATGGCATCTTTTTTAAAGTCTTTAAGTTTTTACGCTCTGATAAACTTTGCTTTTGTTTCCTAGCTTCTAAATCTGATATTCTAATCTTCTCAGCTAGTCCCCTTGTTGCACTCCACGCCACTATCTTTTCTTGTCCCTCTTCACTTACATTACTTGCTCTACGTCCATCATTTACAACCGCCCAATAATCATTCATTAATAACTTAGACTTTATTAAACCTTTGTCATAAATAGCTGGCGGAGCTTTAACACTTGCCCATAAACGGCTCTTTACTTTCTTGCCGTTATGTTTAGCTGCTCTTTCATCTAGTTTAGACTGCAAAGATTCTCTGGTATCAATAACCAACTTCTCATTAAAGTCATCTAATAATTCTTTTATTTTATCATTTAACCCCATTCAACTGTATTTCAAATTTTCCTTTATCTTTTAAATAAGCTAACTTATTATAAAACCTAATAACACTCCAAGTAAACACTTCATCTTCTGTTAGGTTAGTATCTTTAACTACTAATCCTACTGAGTATTCCCATCCCCATCGTTCAAAAAAGTCTTGAACTCTTGGTCTGCCATCATCTCGTTCACTTGTTGATGTATCTCGTTGTTTACTTTCTCCGAAAAGTCCGCTAAAATTTTTGTGTAATTCGTCAAACTTTTTGAATAAAAAAAAACAGCCCCTAATGATTCACTAAGTTTAGACTTCTTAAATAACTCAACGTTTCTTAAATGATTATCTGAATTATAAACCCATTTATCATTCTCAAATTCTTGATGGCAAATAGCCATAAGCTCAGGCAAACAATCAATATAGTTACCAGTTGCTTTAACCATTTCCTTCCAATCTTTCTCTTGACAAATATTGTACTGGCTAATTTCTTCAATGTATCTAAACTTAACACCGCCTAACTTAATTTCTTTAGGTGTTTCAATTTCATGCAATGGTTTAGATAAAAATATAGCATCTAATAAATGATTATGAATATCGGTTGCTGTCATATCTTCAACCTCATCAATAGTTTTGCCAGATAGAATAGATAAACGTTTAATAGCCTTATCAATACTATCTAACTCATTATCAGTCTTTAACTGTTCTAATTGTTGGAACTGTTCAACTGTTAAATCTTCGTATCTTTTAGGTATTTTCATTATAATATAATAAAAAAAAATACTCTTTTTACAAACTATTGTATAATGAATGTGGATTTTTTAAGGCGGTTTAGTGCTACATAACGGACTGCATCAATAGCATGGTTATAATTATCAATAGGCTGTGAAGTACTTTTGCCATCTTTATCAGTAACCCATTTATAATTCCTTAACTCTTTAATTAAATTAATACTTCTTTTAGTAATATTAAGTTTGTATGCTTGTAAAGTATCTATTGAGTTTCTAATGCTATCAGCTCCCTTTTTAGCGCCCTCAATTCTAAATGAAGCTCTGCGTATATCTTCTATACTTTTAGGCTCTGCGCTATCAGCAACTATCATCTGATGCTGTAATACGTTTAATTCTTTTAATTTAGCTATTAAATCACTATTGGTTAGTTTAGTTTGATAGATTAACTCATCACAATATAACTCACCGTTGTAACGATAAACAGCTACTAAAGTTGTAGGATCATTTGTAAATCCAAAATCCATTCCATAACTAATAAATTCAGCATCTTTAGGTATCTCATCGCATTGACTCCAATTTTCAAATACTGAACCCTGTAAGTTACCGATTTCTCCATCTACATAAACCCTACACCAATTAGCCCAATAGTCAGAAGTTTTAGCTTTTTCAATCTTTATCTTTAAATCTTCTAATGTTTCAGGTGGTAATCCTTCATTATCTTTATAGGTCAATAATAAGAACTCGCTGTTATGCTCTGGTAATATTTCAGTATGTGCCCAAAATTCATTATCAGGATTAAAGTCTATCCAAGTTTCTTTTGAACGTATCATTAAAGCATCGGCTATCTCAAATGAAATATGGTTAGCTTCGTTTAAAAATAGTATATCTCTTTTACCAGAAGCTTTAGCCTTACCTACACTATCAAAAGACTTAAATTGAATTACCGAGCCATTAGCAAAAGTATATTCCATTGGGTTACCTATCCAATGAGCTTCACGCCATCTCCCTGTTTCAAACATTATATCTTTAAATATCTTAACCGCTCCGTCCTTAACAGCTGGTATTGATTCAGCTACTACCGTTATTTTTAATCTTGGAACTCTGGCAGCTTTATCAATTAGAATAGGAATTATGCCGTAAGTTTTACCGCTACTTGTACCGCCTTGTATAACTCGTTTTCTTTGAGTCATAGCTAACATCTTCTTTATAGCAGTAGTATAAACAAAAGCCATTAATCCATAGGTTTAGTATTATCGCCAAATAAAGGTTGTTCAATATTAGTTTGCTCTACACTCTCTTTAAGCCCATTTAAACGCTGTGTAATGCTAGCGTTATATTGCCCTACCATACCGCCAGTTATCTGGTCATCCTTGCGCTCCTGAACTATACGCGTACAGATAGTAGAAAATTCATCGTAGGCTCCACCTTTATTATCAAAATAAGAATTGATAGTTACGCTAAATTTATCATGACAAAAGACCTCAAATCCTTGTTGAGTTAATGGACACTCTAAAGGCTCAGGCACTAATTCTCCTGTTTTTTGAGCCATTATGTATCTATATCTAGGATTAGCTTTAACATGAAGTTTATATGCTTTCCACATCTCAAAAAGTTCTTCTGGCGTTTTTATGTATTTATGATTTCCCATTACTTCCAAAAGTTTATTGTTTCGTATTCATCCATTATTGACACTCGTTACAGTTATTTTTTTCAGTTACAACCATGTTCCATTGGTTAGTAGCACAGTATGCAGAAGTTTGGTTATACTCTTCCTGTGTTGAAGTACACTTATAAAACGCATTAACTCCAAAATCTACTTTGTACCAACAAAATACTTTACTACCTGATTGAGTAGATGATGTTGATGTTTGTTTAGCTGGTTTAGTTTCTTTTTTAGCGCATCCTAATAGGATTAGGCTAAGTAGTATTATTTTTTTCATTAGTTTAGTATT